GCATGTCTATTTATACTTCACCCAATTATCGCCGCATATATCAAAAGCACTATGGTCCTATTCCTGTTGATGAAAAAGGACGGACTTATGATATTCACCATATTGACGGTAATAGAAAAAATAACCATCCATCAAATATAATAGCATTATCCGTTGTAGATCACTTTTGGGAACACTGGATAAATGGAGAATATGGTTGTTGCTTCAAGATAACTAAACGCATGGAAATAACTCCCGAAGAACTTTCACAACTATCAAAAAAATCTAATAAAGAAAGAGTAGAAAATGGCACACATCATTTTCTTGGAGGTGAGATAGCAAGAAGAACGCAAAGAAATATGGTTAAAAATGGAACACATCATCTACTCGGTGGAGAAATATCAAAAAAAAGTAATGCTGACAGAATTGCTAATGGTACACATAATTTCCTTGGTGGTGAGTCGGTAAGAAAAAGAGTAAATGAAGGAACTCATAATTTCTTAAACCCGGTAAAAATTAAATGTCCTCATTGTAGTAAAATTGGAGATATCGGAAATATGAAAAGATGGCATTTTGATAAATGTAAACAAAAACCTTAGGTTTACATTCATGGGTGCGACATCCTGTCACATCTGTTGACATACGATTTTGATTGACTTTGCCGTTCCTTTGTGATATTCTTAGACATAATTAGAAAGGTATGTAAACACATGAAACTCATTCCTCATGGTTCAAACCAAAATGTAATCGTCTTCGAGAACGGCATTAAGGTGCTTTTCTCATATCGGACTCCAGTGGCCGCTTTCCATCCTATTCAAGGTTGGTTAATGACCGAAGAAAAGTATTCTCGCACAACCACTAAACATGTTAGAGCATGGCTAAAAGGTTTGACCGTCACGGTCGTTTCGCAATCCGATATCAACAACCTTGTGGAGGGTTAATAATGTCTAAGAATGAAATGGTCTTTGAAGTTGATGAAAATGCATCCGTGCAAGAACAATTGCTAATCTATATTAAAATGGCAAAGCATTTAGGTATACTAAGTGATGACCCTGATGCTGAATTGGCATTTATTGATCAAATGCTTGATGGTGATTATTCTATGTTGAAAGGACAATAATATGTCTAAAATGTCCGATCTTGCTTTGGAAATCGACGAGTTGGTGGTTCAGGCCATCGAATACGGTGCCCAGACGCAACAGCAAGTCCAGTTGTATGTAAACGACCGTATTGCATGTCCAATTGATATAGGACAAATCAATCATATTATAGACGCTTTCTATAGAGAAGATTTCTATAGTCAACACCACAACCAATAGGAGAATGTAAACAATGGCGTATGTAAACATCTCTATGGAGACCTCTCACTGGACCTTCGTGGATTTCATCGAGGAGGTGATCTATCTGTCCGAGATAGAGGAGGTACCCGGTATTGCGGACCGTCGGTCCGACCTTCTCCAGGAGGTCTGGAGACGGTTCCCGGACGAGTGTAAGGACCTAGGTATGACTGTCGCACCGTCTACCGAGGCCGTCCTCCTATGTGATGCCCTTGGTTGCTTTCGTTGACAATCAAATGTCTACAAGGGGGTGCGACAACCTGTCGCATGTGTTTACAAACGATTTTGCTTGCCTATTCCGTCCAAGCTGCTATAATGTCCGTATAAATGATGAAATGTAAACAGGAGAAATTAAATGCCTAAAGTATCTGCCTCAAACGGTATCCGTCCTGAAATCCGTGCCCTTGCTGTCCTTCAGATGGGCAAGACGGTTACACCTAAAGAAATCAATGACCACGTTGGCACTGGTGACTATGCTGCCAAGTATGTCTCATTCCTTAATACTCGGTATGGTTTCACTATTACCGCCAATAAAGATGGCCGCAAGGTCGTTTCTTATACAATGATTGCTGAACCTGCTAATGCAGCGGAACTTCGTGCAGCACAACCTAAGGCACCTAAGGCCAAGGTCGCTAAGGCACCGAAGGTCAAGGCGCCAAAGGCCAACATTGCTCAACCTACTTTTGTTCCTAAGGCCGCACCTGTTGATAAAGAAGCAATCAAGGCAAAGAACCTTGAGACAATGCGAAAAGTTGCCGCTGCTAAGAAAAAATCAGCCAAAAAAGTCCGTGAGTTTGATGACGTAACGGAACAATTTGGCACCAGTGGTGAGGTTGGTACCTCATTCTCAATCGAAAAAGATTGGGACTCAATTGATGGTTTGGATTTGGCGAAACTTCTCTGATAGGAGTTTATATGCGTCTTAAAGTTAAATACAGGAACTCGGCCTATCGGCCGGGTTCTTACTACGTTCCACAACCTGAATATAATTATTATGAAGGTCGTGTGGTTCTTCCTAAACCAAAAGGTTTATCTGAATACGAGTTTATGCTGACCACTGGTGATGCTGATGCACCGGCTCGTATTCTGGATAAGCGTGATATATTGGAGGCATGGACAGGTAATGACAAGTATGATGATGGCGTCACTCTAGTAAATGGTGATAAAAAAACATATGTAATTACCCGTGGTAACTTTGGTCGTTATTCATGCACCTGCACGGCATATCATTATCGCAAATGGTGCAGTCATACAAATGAGGTGAAGAAAAATGCAAAACGAAATTGAAATTGAACAAAAGATTGCTGCTATGGAATTACTTATGCAGCGTGGTTATATCTCACTTGCCAAGTTTCTAGAACTTGTCCGAAGGATTAAAAAATGACTGAGTTTCTTCCAAAAGATCCAACACAAGCGTTGGTTGAAGTAAAAGAAAAACTGTATAATCGTCTTGCTATTCTCCGTCCATTTATACAGAATATGCAAATAGATGAGTATGGTCCTCTTGACTTTACAGAGGCTGCATATTTAAATGAGTTGATGTTTCTAGAAGAGTTACTGGATATTATTGAGAGGTCGTAATGGATAGTTATCTAAAACAAATCGCTTATGATGAAGGTGCGGAGGCATATACTGATAAGTTACCACCTTTTGATAATCCCTATGAAGGTGTCAGTGATACATTGCAACGTATTTGGGATGATGCCTGGTGGGATATGTTTTACGAGGACAACTAATGAATATATTTTATCTTGATAATGATCCTAAAATGTGTGCCGAGTGGTCCGTCGATAGCCACTGTGTTAAGATGATCCTTGAGAGTGCCCAACTTTTGTCCACGGCTCACCGAGTGTTAGACGGTCATGAGTATATTGACGATGGTGGAAAACGCAAGGTAAAGCGGTGGCGCCTTGATGATGACCGCAATGCCCAACTATACTCGGCAACTCATGTCAATCATCCATCGGCCGTGTGGTGCCGTGAAACCGAGGCCAACTATCTCTGGTTGTGGTCTTTACTCCGTGAATATTGTAAAGAATATACTTATCGTTATGGTAAAACACATAAGGTTGAGGCTGACGGTCTTTTGTATGACCTTAGATATACACCACATAACACACCTTTAATATATTTCACAGAACCTCCAAGTGCCATGGATCCTAAATACATTATATCAAAAGATCCGATAGTCAATTATCGGAACTATTACAAAGTTGGTAAGGTGCACCTACATAAGTGGAAAAAGCGTGAAGCACCGGAGTGGATAAAGGAGGCGTAATGCCAAACTATACTTTTCGTAATAAAACAACTAATGAAGAAGTCACCGTCACCATGACGATGGCAGAACATGACACATACCTTGACGACAAACCAGACTGGGAACAAATCATTCAATCTGCAACAGTTTGTGATCCATGGACAATTGGTGTGACAAAACCACCGTCCGACTTCCAAAAATATATTCTTGGTAGAGTTAAGTCGGCGGTGCCTCAGGCCGATGCCGTTGCTTCTAAACGGTATAATATCCCAAAGGAGATATAAAACTGTCCAGACCACCCCCTAAAAAAAGAATTAGAGGTCTAGTCCGTAAAAAGACTACGACCTCTTTTGTTTATGGAGAAGTGAATAACAATAAAGAAAATAAAGGTAAGTATATGTCAAGAAAGAGTAGAAAACCCAATAACCAACAACAGCATGAGAACCACGCCGAAAAAAATCACTTTGAACTACGTCATATAAATCCACTTACAGTAAACCAAGAGAGAGTGTTTGACGCTTATTATGCTGGCCAAAATCTTATGTTACATGGTTATGCAGGAACTGGTAAAACATTCCTGTCATCATATCTAGCTATTAAAGACGTTTTAACATCCGACATATATAAGAAGGTCGTTATCATCCGCTCTGTCGTACCATCAAGAGACATGGGCTTCCTACCAGGAACCGAAAAACAAAAAGCGGAAGTATATGAACAACCTTACCAAGAAATTTGTGATGATTTATTTGGTCGTGGTGACGGATACAAGATATTGAAGATAAAGGGTCTCATTGAGTTTACTACCACATCCTTTCTACGTGGTACTACATTTAATGACTCCATTATCATTGTTGACGAGTGCAATAATATGTCATTCCAAGAAATTGATACAGTTATGACCCGTATTGGTAATAACTCTCGTATTGTTTTCTGTGGTGATTACCGTCAGTCTGATCTTGTTAAACCACACGATAAAACAGGTATTAAAGAGTTGATGGCAGTTACTCGCCGTATGCCATCATTTGATCATATTGAGTTTGGTATTGAGGACATTGTTCGTTCTGGTGTTGTTAAAGAATATATTATCCAAAAAACAGAAATGGGTTTATAAAATTAACTGGGCCGAGGTTGACTTCCTCGGCCCTTTACTATATAATGATACAATAAGGAGTATATTATGGACGAAATCGTTGATGAAGATTTTGATGTCGGATGCTGACTAAACCTGAACTCACCATATATCCACAATCATCGGAAAGATTAGAGATAGTTCCTGCTGACTTTGAACGTCAGTGGATGGACGAGACTCCTAACCGCTTTGCCTATCGTTGTATACCACTGTCTATTGCCAATGCTTCTGGTTGGCAGGTGCTTAACCCATTGGAGTTTGAGGCCGAATGGAATGGTG